ATGAAGAATATGGTGCCACCAAGCGTACAAAAAAATATAGGAAAAGTGGGAGGTGCTCTTAAGACCAAGCTTGCCCCAGCATTAAAAACAGCACAAGGAAAAATGGGTCAGTTTGCTAATGTGGCAAAAGACAAGTTTGGCCCTGCATTAAGTGGAGCACAAAATAAAATGGGCGTGTTTGCCAAATACGCCAATGGCAAGTTTGGCCCTGCAATGAAAACGGCACAAGTAAAAATGGGCAAAGTAGGAAATGCAGTGAAGAGAGTAGCGGACACAGCAGGGAACGGAGCGGGTAAACTTTCTAAAGTCACGAAAGCATTAAAGACGACAGCAAAACAAGCTGTAAAAGTTGGAGCTAATTTAGGAAAACATGCTGGTCCGGGACTGGCAAAGGTAGGAAAACATGCTTTAGAAGTTGGGAGTAAGTTAACAAAAGTAGCAGGCCCAGGACTTGCTAAGTTGTCCACAAAAGCAGGCCCAGCTATAGCAAAGGCTACCGCAGGGATTGCAAAGGGTGCTGGAACTGCTGCTAAAGTGGCGGGCGGTGCTCTTGCAAAAGGAATGGGTAAGGCAGCAGGAGCCGTAGCTGGAAAGGCAGCTGGCCCATTTGCATTGGCTGTTGGAGGTGCATTTGGCGCAGCAGAAGCCGAAGCATTAGGAATGACTAAAGGCGAAGGTGCTATTTTAGGCGCTCTTACCGGCGGGGCAGACACAGGCAGTATGTTTAGTGGAATGCTTGGCATAGAAAAAGATTCTACGGCAGATTTGGCTTTGGGTGTCGCAGGAGCCGCTGGCACAGGGGCAATGACTGGAGCCGCCATTGGTAGCGTCATTCCAGTTGTAGGGACAGCAGTTGGTGCTGCTATAGGTGGAGTGGTAGGGGCAGGTGCTGAAGTTTATAAGATCTTTAAAGACCCAATCGATAATTTTGTTGGAGGAACATTAGATGCAATGGGTCCGCTGGGGGATGGAGTCAGGGCAGTAGGTGGAGTTATTTCTGGAGCCGCAGGAGGAATTGGAAGTGCTATAGGAGATGTTGCAGGAGGACTTTGGGACGCAGGCGGGGCTTTGATGTCAGGAGATCTTGTAGGAGCAGTTGGAAGTCTTGCAGGAGGACTTTGGGACGCAGGCGGAAGTTTGTTGGGTGGCATCGGTGACATGGTCGGCGCAGTGGGGGAAGGTGCTTGGAATATAGGAGCAAGCTTCATTGATGGGGGCGCTGCAATCGGAGGCGCTATCTGGGACGCCGGAGCAGCAGTTGGAGGCAAACTAGCGTCTGCTGGAGGCAAGCTTATGGAAGGCGATCTTCTTGGTGCGGCAGGGGATACCCTGACGGCAGGCTTTGCGGGTATATCGTCGATGGCCTCGTCAGTGGGTGGCTGGTTAGGACTTGCGGAAGGAACCCCTGAAGTCCATAGCGGAGGACTAGCAATGCTCCATCCTGGCGAAATGGTTATTCCATCAAACATGGATGTTGCTAGCGCTTCTTTAGGAGGTGTTGGAGAAGCATTAGAAGGTTCTATTGGAGGTCCTTTAAGTGGAATATTCGGTGGATTTGGAAGTGCTTTAGCTGGACTGAGCGGGAGCGGGGCAATGGGTGGTGCCGCCGCAGGAGCAATGGCTGGTGCTGCATTGGGGCCAGCGGGAATGCTCGTCGGGGGTGTTGGTGGTGCCCTTCTTGGCGGTGTTGGTGGCGGTATTATGGACTGGCTTGGTTTTGGTGGCGAAGAGAAAATAAAAGCTCCCAAAAAAACAACTCCCCTAGAGGACATATCGACGAATGTTGTCGCAATTGCAGATAATACGGCAATGATAGGCATGCTTCTGGAAGGCGACAAGTCAGCCCGACTGGTCGGATCGACAGCGGTCGGGTCGCTTGGTGGCCTATCTAAATCCCTGTCTGGTTCCGGCAAGGCTGTTGGCGGGAAAGAGGGTGGGGGTATTATGGGAATTCTTGCCGGTGCTGCTGGTGGTGCTGCTGGTGGTGCAATGTTTGGGCCTTTGGGAATGCTCGCCGGGGGGATTGGTGGTGCCGCATCATCCTGGTTCGGATTAGGAGAGACCGCTACTGCTGCGAGCGCAGGTATGCCCACAGGGGATATTCACGATAGGGTTCAACGAGACATATCAGGATCTAGATCGTCCACATCAGTAGGAGGCAAAGAGCTATCGATGATTTCGTCATCAACAGATCAGCAATGTGCAACTTTAGTTGAAATACGTGATCATCTAAAGGCTATGAGAGATCTCGCTGGTGGTGCGGATACATCTTCAGGGGGTTCGCCATCAACTACTGATGGTGGAGACCCCACATCGAACGTACAGCCAAAAAGCTCCCCAAACTATTATAAATGGCAATTCGGTAAACATGGACAAATGGGAAACAAACAAGTAATTAATACTGGAAAATAAAAGATTAAATTAAATTACACTCGTATAGTACAAGGAAATTAAACATGGGACATGAAGCACAAAAACCCGGAAAGCTAACGCAGGGCAAACAATACCCGGTCAAACATCTTTACCCAAAGGGTTGGGGACGTGCCACCGAGCCATCCACGGGGAATCTTATCCCCATGGAAGCATGTAAACTTTATATTATGGGACAAGACATTTACCTTAGAGTCCTACCAGAGATAACAGATACAAAAAGTGCAGCTTGGAATGATGAACCTATTATGGGTAGAGCATTTCCAATGAAGACCTATTCTCATTCCGAGAATAGGACAATCACTATGGTGTGCCATTTTGTAGTAATAGAAGACCGAGATATTGAAGATAATCTAATGGCTTTAAGGCTAATTGAAAGTGCTGTATATCCAATGGATGATCCTCGATTCCCTTATAGGCCACCGCCGGTTTGCAGGATTGAATGTGGCCAACTACTTGGTGGTGCCGGTAACGGCCAAGATCGGATGCCAGTTTGTGTTATTTTGAAAAGTTATTCAGTTCAATTCCCCACAGACGTTCCTTGGGATAATGGGGTGCGGTCAGGTGGACAAGTTGGGTCAGCCACTTTTTTGCCTTATAAGTTTGATGTGACTTGTAATTGGGAAGTAGTTTATCCTACCGAAGATTTACCAGGACAATCACGAATTGCTTATGGCGATGGCACGAAATGGGGTCTGTAAAATGGCAAACAAAATAGAAATATTGACAACAGAAACAAGCGACTATGTTGCTTCGACTAGTCGATATAATAACAACAATACAAAAGTCTTAAAATACTCAGATAATGGGTATTTAACTTTAAACACCTACAAAGGATGGAACAAAATTTTATCTAATGAAGATAGATTTACAATAGTAGGACCAGGTCATGAATATCGACCAGATTTAGTTTCTTATGAAGAATATGGACTGCCAGATTTCTGGTGGAAAATATTGGAAATCAATGGAATTAAAGATATTTTTGATTTTAAATCAGGAACCAACATAAGATTACCTTCAATTGTTTTTTGAGATAGGAAAGTGATATGAATAAAGACGCAAATTTTCTTGACCTGCTACAGGGTGTTGGATTGGGCGGTGCCGTTAGCGGTAAAAACTGGGATTCCGAAGGTTGCGTCGGACAGGCTAAATGTCACGGGGGGCCAATAAAAAAACCACTTAATGCTCCTGCCCTTGCGCCTTGGGTTGTTTGCAGCTTTGTAAGTTGTAACCCTGTTAAAGGAAATCAAATTGCCGCATCGGTTGGTAATTTTGATCCAGCGGTCGGAGGGAGAGGCAGGTTCCAGTTGGGTTCTCAGGGTGAGGATACTAAGGAAAGCATTATAAAAAGTTTTAGCTGTGGGTTCTCTAATGGCATAGGATGCAAACTAGAGATACTCGATAGAAAGGGTTCCAAACTTGGCGAGTTCTTTAAACACTTAGATAAAACTGGCGAGGAAACAAAGTCAAATTTTCTGATGAAGATCAAATGGGGTTGGACATCTACACCATGTTCTGAATGGAACGCTTCCATGCGTCAGGGCAATATGCCGTTTTCGGAGTGTATTACTTATTTGCCAAACACTTTGGCTATAAATTATAGCCAAGGAGGATTTAGGTATGTTATTGAGGGTGTTGACACGCAACAGAAGCAGTTTCAAACCCTTAATGATAAGGTTTACCCGGAGGGTGGTGGCAAGATGAAACTGAAAGATGCCGTGATAAAAGCATGGAAAGATAGCATTCCTTCAACGAAAGTATCTTTTAAACGTCACGTTCCGAACCCCGGTGGCGGGAAGGGGAAAATGGTTGATATTGACGAACCTTTTGTAAATGATTCGAAGCAGCCTGCAATCGCCACCTGGAAATGCGAAGGCACCGGCACCATGGCCGCAGTTGTTAAGTGGAAAGGCCCTTTTAAAACGGATAAAGGCAAGGGGCTTAGACCTGTATGGAACGATAAAGATTCAGAACCCCATATAACGTATATAGAATCCGGCTGCAAGGGATCTCCTACTGACCAATGCCTCCGCACCTATATCGTTAATGGAGGAAAACATTCTCCTGTTATATCATTTAATCCCACAATAGCTTGGAACCCACAAGCCACTGCGGAAGCATACGGCGGCGGAGCCGGATCAACTGATACTGGGGCATCTCATAAGCGATTGGGGGTGGATGAAAATGATTGTATTGTTGTTAAAGGTCCCGATGGTGTAGGCGAAAGAACAGCAATTCCGCCTACTGAAGAGTCCGTTGAGAACGACGGCCCAGAGAACGCCCAAAAAGCTACCGACTCAGCGATGGCCGCACAGGCGCATGCTAACAATGAATTGAACGAGCCTATAACAGCCGAACTTATAATACAAGGCGATCCACAGATGTGTAATATACTGGACTGGATTGGCAGTTATATCTCCATTGTTGTTGTAAACCCTTTCCACCCTGTGCTGGAGAAGGGCGGCGGTAGTGGTCAAGTAAAAACTTCCGAGTGGTTAGCAAATCCAACATGCAATCCAATCTTAACTAGTAAGGCGTACCGAATTGATGCGATTAATCATGATATGAAAGAAGGATCTTATACTACCACAATCAAAGTGGAGTGGGACCCTGGCCTGAAAGGTAGAGGTGGCGCAAATGCAAAATAAAAATACTCACCAATTAGATCAACGCATAAAGACGCTAGAGAATCGCTTTGCCGAGATGGGATACAGCATGGATGCAGTGACGCAATCCTCCCAAAAGCACAGCACTAGCTTGTCTGCACAAGCCGATTCAGAAGTAAATTTAACAACCGCCTTATGTGTTTCTACGCTAGACCCATGGAAGAAAGGAAGAGTTAGATTCTATTCTCCTTTATATCACAATCCTAAAACTTGGGTAAACCAACTTCCCTTTGCCAATCCCATATCAAATATGGGCGGGTTTGATGATTCCGGCTGCGTCTGGGTTCCTCCTGCTGGCTCCATGATTTGTTTGTTATTTGAACAGGGGCTGAGGGGGAAAGCATTATACATAGGAACAACTTGGTATAGAAACAGAGGCCCAGCAGGACAACGCAATTGGAATTTCAATATAGATGAGCACTACAAAGTATATGAAGGGCATAGAAAAGGATACCACATTGGACCCAATGATGGATCGCAAGTATACCCGCAGTGGAATACAGAAAATTATAATGGCATAGATGTTACTTCAAAAGAGGATACCACCGCATCAACGGCAGAGGAAAATCAAAGAAAAGAAACTTATCCAAACATTTATGGATTTAAGACTCCTGAAAAACACATGATGAAAATGGTGGATGGAGATCCTAAGTGTTGTAGGAGATGGAAAAGATTAGAAATACTATCTAGCACTGGGAATTGGATGATCATGAAAGATGATCATCTTCACCCAGCAGGACAATGGGCCAGTACAAAAACACAATGTTCTAAGGGTAAGTCTTCTTGGTTTACTGAACAACCTGGATCTGGTGATGAAAGTGATTGCGGACAGTTGAAGGCAGTCGGCTCCGGGACTGTCACCACACAATTTGGAATCCCTACAGCAGCCGGAATCTTGTGTGACGGAGGAGAAGATGGCACTGAATGTTCTGAAGATGGCGGAAACGTCTGTGGCAACCCTTATGCCAAACATATAAATGAGGATAGGCCCTATCGTGGGCCGGGAACGCCACAAAATAATTCTGCGGAATTGGGACAAAGTGGGATTCAGTTTCTTTCTTTAAGTGGTCATTCTTTTGTAATGGACGATCATGTGGAACAACCAGACGGAAAAATAGAATGGGAAAAATCTATAGCGGATTTTAGTTTTGGTTGCACAGATAAATTTTATGGAAAGATGATGTTGAAATCTGCTACCGGACACCTGATAGAATTGGGAGATTCCGAAACCCCCGCCAAAGTAAGGGCACCATTCAAAGAAGAATCACATTTTAATAGAGCACCAGCCAATATCCCACATAATGGTATTAAATTATTAACAGCATGCGGAAACAGGCTTCAACTTAATGATCACACCATAAATGAAGAGGGATTGGCAGGAAAAAACCGTGGAATAGCTCTAGAGTCTACTAGTCGCCATCACATCTGGATGGTGGATGAACAAAATGAACAATCGCCGCAGGTCAGAAAAGAAGGTGGAACTCCTGTCAATAAATCTAAAAAAGCATTCGTGCAAATAAGATCAGGATATGGTCTTGAAATACATATGGGTGACGACAACGATCAGCAAGAAACACAAAAACAATACATTCAAATATTAGCACCTCAAAAAGATAATAAACAAAGAGGCCCGCATATTGAAAGATTTCAAGAAAGACCTACTGGGCCTGGTCAAATATTTTTGCGTGCAGGAGGGGATTACATCGTATCTACTTATGATAACCAATTCTCTATTATTGGGGAACCTGATGAAAACCCATCAGATAAAATAGAATATATAACACGCAATAAAATAGTATTTGCAGAAGAAACATACTTTAATAAAAATGCAAGAACAATTATTTTTGCTGATGAATTTATTGCTTTATTAGCTAATTATGATTGCGACGGACCCGATGGCCCGACTCCTTGCGTCTATCCAGTGATTGTAGGCAAGTGTCCAAGACCATGTCCTCTATTTCCTCATATGATTCATTGGACACAAGATTCAATGAGTGAAAGAGTATTTGCATCTGCCGGGGATGATTGTCCTTCGGTTTGAAATTTATTAGCATCTTGTTTACTTACCGCTAACAATTTAATTTAAACACCCTACCTAATTAGTAAAGGTTTAAAATAAAGATTAAAAATGAAATTTAAAGGCATGCCATATCCGATTATTCCCGATGCGAAGGGTTTGCTCCATACCCAAAGTGGTATAGATCAAGTTAAGGCGGATATGTTGTCTTTACTTTTAACTAATCCTGGAGAAAGAGTTTTTATGCCCACATATGGGACTCCTTTGAGAACGTTAATGTTTGAACATAACGATCTGGAACTGATTTCTGCTGCGAGGGGCATGATTATTCAATCCATTAGTCAGTGGGAGCCTAGAATAACGATAGAGGCCATAGAAGTAACTAACGGATTAGAGCAAGATAGTCTAGATAAACATGATGATTTAACTGAGCAGGGAGCAATTTTGAGTATTAAAATTGTGTTCTTTGATCCTGAATCCATATTGGATTTACAAGAATTAGTTTTAGAACTTCCACTGAGTGGGACTAGTACATCAGCTAATTTATCTACGAGAAGTGACGTTTCGGTCTTATCGAGAGATGCAGCCGGTGAGAATTAAAAAGTTTAAATTAGGAGTTAGTTAAAAATGCCTGACAATTGTCTAAGAGATGCAGCACCTATTGGTGAATCGGAACTGATTAAAAATCCTCCTATTTTTAATCTTAACTATACTAGTCAAGATTTTTGGTCATTAAAAACTAGGTTGGTTGATTATATCAAACAAAATTTCGAAGAGGACTTCTCAGATTTTGTGGAATCATCTTTAGCAATAATGCTAATTGAAAACTGGGCGTTTTTAGCGGACACTCTTTCTTTCAAAATGGATCAAATAGTAAATGAATTATTCATCGACACAGTCACAGAGGTAGAAAATGCTTTCAGGTTGTCTAAATTAGTAGGTTTAAAACCAGTTGGCCCAATTGGCGCTGCTTCTATGTGGACGGGAAGCCTTACTAGTCCTTTGACCACTGACTTATCAATCATTACCCCTTTTGCTATTAACACAGTGTCAGATGGATCGCCTATCAGACTTGAGTTGTTTCCAGCCGATGAAAACAATAACCCTATTTATGAAGATAATATTATTGTCTCTGCGGGGGATGTAGTTAACGCCAACATAGTTGCTGTTGAAGGAAACACTGTACAAGACACATTCGTTGGCAGCGGAGCAGTAGGACAGACTCTGTCGCTCGTTGAAGGGCCTGTAATATTTGATTCGCTTCGTGTTGATGTGGATGGGGTACGATGGACGGAAGTGGATTATTTCACAGATTCTAATCCTAGAAGAGAATATATTTTTGAATACGATTCTGATTTTAATGGATTTATTATTTTTGGAAACAATCGAGCCGGAATGATACCCTCTACATCATCTGAAATAAAAGCCACCTATAGAACCGGCGGGGGAACGTCAGGTAATATAATTGCTGGACTTGTAGAATACCAAACTAACTTCTCTGTGCCGGGGTTCAATTATTCAATACCTGCGACCTTTAGAAATTACACCAATGGAAAATACGGATTTGCAGGCGATACAATTGAAGACATTAGAAGAAAACTTCCTCCTTATTTGAGAACTCAAGACAGAGCCGTCACTGGTCTAGATTATAAAACTATCGCTGAACAATTTGTTACTAGCACAAATGGGCAAGTGGGAAAGGCGACATCCATTCTTAGAAATCATGGATGCGCAGGAAACATAATTGACTTATATATTTTATCCAGAGCAGGAGAGGTGGCGTTAGAAGAATCTTCCGAAGGACTCAAGATTGCTTTAAACGAAGAAATTGATGAAAAGAAAATGTTTACAGACTTCGTTTGCATACGGGACGGAGACGTTTTGCTTGTTGATGTGGCGATTGATTGCTCTGTAGATAAGTTTTATAAGAAGTTTGTTGATGAATACCGACAAAGAGTTTTAAATAGAGTTAATGAATTCTTTTCTTTAAGTCGTTGGGAAATGGGAGATGATCTTAAAGAAACTAATTTAATTAAAGATATTGCCGACATCAAACAAATTGATAGTTACTCCGTTGAATTCACAACAGATGATGATGCTAATTCAGGATCATTAGTAACTACTAAATATTACGAAATTATTCGACCTGGCACCATTACCATAACATTTACTTTTGAATAATAAAAATGTCTATAAATAAAACTAGTAATAATCAAAAAATAAAAAAGTTGGACGAAAGTCCAACAATAGCAGACATTGTATCTATAGAACTCCTCACGCCAGGGTCAGATGAATGCTTTATTTCAAATCCATATAAAGTTGATAAGGTTACAATATATTCTTTAGGGAGAAACCATTTTTCAGGGACTCCTTTCATTTTTGAAGAAAACCATCTAAACTCTAAAGTTTTAGCGGAATATGAAAAAGCCAAAGCCATTGCGTGTGCTTATTCGCATGCGACAGGTACAGTTACTATTACTGACGCAGCAAATTTGGTGGCAACCACTCATTACATTACCATTGCTACGACTGACGGAACTACAATAACGGCAACAGTTACAGAAAATGGCGGAACCACCACAACCACTGATACAAACTCTCCAACTTGGGCACTAGTCAGTGGAAGTGAATCCTCCACTGCCGCTAACTTAGCAACATGTTTAAATGCCAATTCTAAATTAACTGCTGTCGCCAATGGTGGAGTCGTGACAATAACGCAGGTTGATGCTGGCGAAGCCGGAAATACAACTATTGTTTTGACTGATCCTGATGCCGTAGGAATGTCTAAAACAGACTTTGCTGGCGGCCTGCCTACAAAGGCTCAATTAAAAGAAGTTGAAAGATTAAAATCCGAACTAAATGATACTACTAACAAAAGTTCGAATTATTACAGCGAACTTGTCCCTGTTAAAGTCTTAGGGGATGAGAACAATCCCGCTTGGCTATCAACAGATACAGATAATGCTTTTATTGAAAACGTACCTCTGGATGCAGATGGAAACAATCAATTTGGTAATTTTAAATATAATTGGAATCCTGTTCAAAGTCGTGAAGGAGATTACATCGTTTGTTGGACATGGACTCCTAATGCTGCCGGGGATTCAATTTCATCCTATTTAAAATTCAATTTAGAAGGAAGTACTGTATTAACAACTAGTATTCCTGCTCACTTTACTAATCCTGAAAAGTACACAACTTTGTTAGAGAGATATCTTCCTGAGGTATACAAATCAAAACTTTCTGCGGCAGATGTTACTCCCGATACGTTAGATAAATTTCATAAAGCTATAGCCAAAGGATTTACATTTGTAGAAGACATGGCTAATCAATCTGTTGATTTGCTGGACGCCAATTCAACTCATGAATCTTTATTAAATCTTTTAAGTAACATGTTTAACTTGAGGCTTAAATCCGACGATCCAACGTTGTGGAGAAGGCAAATAAAAACTGCGGTTCCTTTATTCAAGCGAAAAGGCACTAGTGGGAGTTTAAAGGAATCTTTTCTACAGGCAGATATGGAGCTTAAGAAAGTTACAAAGTTGTGGCAAATAACTTCTCCATATACTTGGCAAGAGTCATTTAAAACAGATGCGATAGCCAACAAATCAAGCGGTACAGTTGTTATTCAGGCAGTGGAAAACTTGGCGGGGTCGGGATCGTCTGGCTCCAGCCCCACTCATTACATTGCCATCACTACGACTGATGGAACTGTAATAACGGCCACAGCCACATCAAATGGAGTCGCCACCACAACCACTAATACAAATTCCCCAACTTGGGCAATAGTTGATGGCAGCAACTATTCCACTGCTGCTAATTTAGCGATCTGTTTAAACGCCAATTCTAAATTAACCGCCACTGCCAGCAACGAATCGGTGACGATAACACAGGTTTCGGCTGGCGAAGCCGGAGATACAACTATTGTTTTGACTGACCCTGGTGAGGTCGGTATGTCTAAAACAGACTTTACTGGTGGGCTTCCCATGTTTGTATTAGAAAAAGTGGCATTGGGACACATAAGCGATGGGGCCATTGCCGCCACTGCAACAGTAACAATTACTGACTTCACCGAACTTAATTCAACGGATAAGGTTAATTTAATTGCTACTGACGGAACTAATTATGATTTCGTAAATGGAGATCAAGATTCGGCATTTGGCACCTGGGAGTCCGACGCAAGCAATAATCAAACTGCTGCAAATTTAGCTACCGTCATCAACACAAGCAGTGGGCCTTCTGGCACCAGATTTTCTGCATCGGCAGTTGGAGCAGTTGTTACTATTACGCAAAGCACTTCAGGGACGTATGGAAACACAACGGCCACTCTTACAGATTCCGGCACTGGCGGTATGTCCAAAACAGACTTCACTGGTGGTGTGGACGATCCGCTGGCCGCCACTGCAACAGTAACAATTACTGACTACACTGAACTTAATTCAGGTGACGCAGTTAATTTAATTGCTACTGATGGAACTAATTATGATTTCATAAATGGAAGTCAAAGTTCGACAAGTGGCACCTGGGAGGCTGACGCAAGCAATAATCAAACTGCCACAAATTTAGCTGCCGTTATCAACACAAGCAGTGGGCCTTCTGGATCTAGATTTTCTGCATCGGCAGTTGGAGCGGTTGTTACTATTTCGCAAAGCACTTCGGGGGCGGATGGGAACTCAACAGTCACTCTTGCAGATTCCGGCACTGGCGGCATGACCAAGACAAATTTCACAGGCGGCAGCACAGCTAATACCAGTATATTTAGAAGACCAAAAGGGTCATCATCTTATACAGAACTAACAGATGATCATGTTTCTTTTTCTACTTCAGAAGGAGAAACCACGATGACTTGGGTGGGTCATCTGCTTTCATCTAGTCCAATAACATTGTCAGAAGGAGATTTTGTAAAAATATTATATGAAGTTATTAATGTTCCTAGTTCAACTGAACAAGTCAAAGAAAATTACATAAGATCTTTACCATTAGCGGATCAACGTGATGAGGATTTACAAGATTATCCTCCCAAAAATTGGAACGTTAGACTAATTGAAGAAGACGACGCCCTCTTTGATGTCTTAATACCGGATCGTCATCCTTTTCACGATCCTGTGCTCTATGGAAAAATAAGGACGGAGTTCCCTTATAGTGAAAATATTTATAATATGGAAGAATATAATGGTAGCCTAAGAGATTCCACTGATCCATGCCATTTAGATAAGTATTTTGTTGACAAATGCCAATATTGTCAAAGCAGCAAATTTAATTTAGATTTAGAAATAAAGGATCTTTCTACAGATAGAATCGATGAAGCAGAATCTATTATTAAAGAATACACTCCATTTCATTCTGTGCTGCACCAAGTGAATGTTTCCGGCGGATTTAATGAATTTGTTCTATCCCCAATAGAGAATTTAGAGGGAACGGTAAAATATTCCATTACTGAAAATGTATTATCGGGTAATCAGCAAAAAGTTTTCTTCCGAGCAATGTTCGACAATGCGTTCACATCGAGCACGCAAGCAACAGGGACGGTAACAATTACTGACTATACTGAACTTAATTCTACGGATAAGGTTAATTTAATTGCTTCTGACGGAACTAATTATGATTTCGTAAATGGATCTCAAAGTTCGGTAAATGGCACCTGGGAGTCCGACACAAGCAATGATCAAACTGCTACAAATTTGATGAACGTCATTAACACAAGCAGTGGGCCATCTGGTACCAGATTCACTGCTACGGCTGAGGGCGCAGTTGTTACCATTGCACAAAGTACTTTCGGGCCGGACGGTAACACGACGATCACTCTTACAGATTCTGGCACGGCAGGCATGTCTAAAACTGATTTTGTCAATGGTTCTCCCACAACTTCTTCTGGATTTGTAAAAAGAAACATGCTTGCTTTTTCCACCACAGAAGTATCAAGTCAATCTGCAACTGGGTTTAATGACAATATAGTAATCTACGCACCTGATGTAAGATTCGACTTATTACCTTTAGATACAAGCTCCAATGTGTTAAAGATATTGTCTCCTTCTGCGAATGCGGGAAATTATAGCATTGCCAGTCCAGACACTCATATGGCCAATATATCTGGTATAACTGAGCCTTTAAACACATCATCTTTTGCTTTTAGGTTATCAAATGATTCTTATTCAGGAACAGCCGCTATTGAGCAAGATGATGTTTTCGCATTTAGTGATACAACGGTTGATTTCATAGAAAAAGGAATAAAAACAGATTGGGATGACAACAATGACTCGTCCTATACAGGAACCGCATGGAAAGTGCAAATAACAGAGGCGGGATTTTTAAATGGGATATATACCATATCCAACATATTGTCAGATGGCAGTCTTATCCTCAACGACCCCACTGAGGCATTGCCAAAAAGCAATTCATCTTCATTGTCTTATAATATTTTAGATGATAGCAACAATCATGTGTCTTCTAGCGACAATGGAAGTCTTGCAATAAGTAGAAGGGCCAAGATAACTGACTCCTCTCCTTCTGGTGGTGGTGCGAATGACATTAGAGATGTAGCAGACACAAGTGATTATTTTGTATTAAGTGGAACTGAATATAAAATAATAGGATTTGTTGACTCACAAGACTATCAATTTTATATAAGTGGATATACTGCTGGAGATGCCTCTGGGCAAAGTTTTAATGTTTATAAGAGATTAGTTGATTCAGAAGCCGGATATCTGGATTATAGAGGTATGAAAATTGTAACATCCTCTAATCATGAAACAGGATTAGGCATAGTCAATGGCTCAAATCCCCCTGCCATCGTAGTTGATGACAATCTATTTAAAGAAAACTTTTTAGTGTTAATTGGATCAAACTATTATAAAGTAACAGGAATAGATGGCACCACAATAAATGTTGATGGTCCAGAAGAAAGTTGGAAAGTTAGTGGAGGAACTTCAGTTACATATTCTATTTTAAAATATTCTAAAGAAAACATTTCCATACAGCCTAAAGCTGGGTATGGAGGAGAAACAGAAGGATATAGTGGAGAAACAGTTGATGGATTGTCATATGTACAACCAACAATGTATCAGTACTTAGGACATGATTTTAATTTTATTGATAGAAGAGGAAATGAAGTGATATCCCTAAATACAGATACCGCTGCTCCTTTTGCAGCCTTTGCAGCAGAGGCTTTAAATGCAAACGATGACCAAATTAAAGAGCCTATATCACAAGAAGAAAATATCACATTAGAAATTGAATGGGCTGATGATGAAGAAATTGAAGGAGACAACATTTAATGCACAAAGATAAAATAAAAACTAAGGGCGAAGTAGAAATGATCATCACATACGATGATGATCGTCCCGATAAGACCGTCAATTTCAGCAATACAGTTCTATTAAAGGGTAGACAGGCATTGGCAAATTCTCTTGCCAATGTAGTAGGTGATACTTATGACTTTTTTATATCAAGGATGTTATTTGGGGATGGAGGGACACAAGGAGATTCCCCTAAATTTGTAACTGATTCAGTCAATGGCCTTTTCGGAGTAACTCGTGCCAACAAAGGAGTGCTCTCCACAGTAGATCCTAATGCTACAACTCAAGTTATTTTCACCACTGTTTTAACCTTCACAGAAGCCAATGGATATGCATTGAGCGAAATGGCTCTTCAAATGAACAATGGAGATTTATATAGCATGGTTACTTTCCCTGACCTTACTAAAACTTCGTCCATGCAAATTACATGGAATTGGCGATTGTCATTTGTTTAATCAATATGAAATTATCCATTAAACCATACCAAGATGAAGAAACTGGGGACCAATGTAGAGCAATTTATGTTGATGACGCATTGTTTGATTGGGGAATGGAAAAAGAACATTTAAGTAATGCTATTGAATTTACTAAAAATGATTCTACTATGAAAAAATCTTTAAACGAAGATATAAAAAGACATTTTATTGAAAGCTTTTCTGAATTTATTGGAAAAGAAATTACTTTAGAAGAAGTAAATGAAGCCATTGAATCAGGACGCATATAATTAATGATTATTATAAGTGAAACTGACCCTAGATTTTATATTAAAGATTCTTCCATTGAAGGCGCTGGCTCTGGTGTATTTTCCCAAAAAAAAATACAAAAAGGCAATTATTTAGAGATAATCGGAGTAATGGTTAAATCGGATTCAACTGCCCACGCTTGTACTCAATACGCTAATAAATATAAATTTGCATCAAATGAGGAAATAACTCATCAAATCGTTCCTATGGGATTTGCCGCAATTATAAATCATGCCATAGACCAAAAAGAACAAAACGTTGAAATAGAATTCATTAAAGATTCGTTACATAAGAACTATAAAAAGAAGAACCCCGCTGCGGGGCCAATCCTATATCGGGTAATTAAAGATATAAATAAAGATGAAGAAGTCCTTGGATATTATGGAGATCCATGGAATAAGATATTGAGGTGGACTGATAAATATAAAGAAGAGGATAAAGGCTCCATAGATAGTTGGGAAACCTTTATATCTCATGACCTATATAATTTAGGTTTACTTAAACAACTATTTGACTAGGAGACGACAGTGCCTAACATAAGTAATATATCAGTCCCATTACACAACCCTTTAGACCCTTACCATCACGAGTTTGATAATGCACCCTTAAAAAAGCTTATCACTCGACAAGAGTTGATAAACGGAGCAGTTGATTCTAATACCGATTTGATGATAGCGGCAATTGGCAGTGCAGGCACTCTTGCCAACAGATTGAATCAATCTTTAGAATCTGATGGATCATTGAAGAAAACGGCTGTAGATGATGTAGATCACAATATAGGATCGCACGTAGATGGTCTTGGCGAAAGCTCTCCAGGAGCGAGTGACAGCGTTTCATTTATTAGGATGAAGCAAGATGAGCGAGATAAGTTGTCTTTGATTGAAAGCGGATCAAACAGCTTGGTGGCAGAGTTCACCACTCCTTCTACTACTGTTTCATATACAAATGGAAATTTAGATTTCGAACCTTCTGACTCTATTTCTTGGCATATATCTAACAGCAAAATATATGCTAATACTACTTTTCCTGCTACGTCATTACATCAACATGTATACAACGATACTCCGGTACATTCAGATGCGGTAACGCCTGATTATACGAATTATAAAGTAAATACTGTTTCCACGCCCTATATTAGTGGGTCACTAAGAGTTCACATAAATGGAACTAGACTACTTGAGGACACTCTTGTTCTGGTACCTCCAGCAGCCAATCCTGAATTAGACGCATCGACCTGGGTGGCACTTAAATTTACTGCAACTCCAGCCAGCGGGATATTTGTTTTATCATCCGCCATAACTTTAAGTGATGTTATAGTAGTTGATTACGATACCGAACTTTCCTAATGATAATAAAATCTAAAAGACCTAAATTTCATTTTGATTTTGGTTTTATCATATTATGTCATAATGATAATATAGATTCTCTAAAATCAACAGCCAATTCTATCAAAAACAATTATGACGGTCTTCCTTTTGTAGGGATCGCCACTTCAAAAATAGATAAAGATGAAATGAGTTTAATGAAAGAAGTGTGCAAGGTTTATAAGGGAGGTAAAACCTATACTTCTCTAATGAACAAAGGAATGAGGCATGGGTGTAAAACATGGAACATGTTTGTCACGGCAGGTAGTTTTATAAGGCCTTGTGTTGATAAAAAAATAAATCATTTTTTAGAAGACGATAAAGATGTGATTTTTCCTATAGTTGATAAAAAAACTGATTTTATTGATTGTACTTTAAATGGACTTATGATTCACAAAAAAACATTTAACAAAGTGGGCAAATTTGAAGAAGATGAAAATTTGCAAATGTGCAAGCTTTTGTGGGGATGTAAGGCTACTGAGTATGGTTGTAAATTTAAAGCTATACTTGGGTATCAGATTTTTTAAACTTTTGATTAAAAAAGAACCATCTTTTGCAATGATCGATTTCGCCTTCGCAGGTGTCTATCTTATTCAAGTAATACATTAAGTCTTCTAAGTTCCCAAAAACATGTTGATGTGGCAACATGAAAAACAACCAGTTTGGAGTATACTCCTTACCTTGGGTGCACCAAATTAAAATTGGTTTTTTCTGCCTATTGGCCACGGTGATTTCTTCATATGTTCCACATGCATGAGTGTTTATATCAATATTTACAATTATAAAATCTGATATATCTACACATCTTAAGTCTACGGTTCTAATTACTCCAAATTCAGGTCTAATTTTATCAAAATCGCCATCTCTTTTGTATTTTTCTATTTTCTTTCTAGCAACACTGTCTTCAATGCCTACGTCTATTGGTTTTTTACATGGATTAATGATAATAACTCCTTTGCTTTCCAGCAAAGGAGTTATTTCATCTCTCCAGGCGGTTCCCCCGTCAGGAACTCGATCCATTGCGCCACACAAATACACCCTAGTATTTTTAAGTCTATTCATCTTTCTGCTCCTTTTGAACTCTTATAATTCAATACCACATTATTACGGAGTAAATTTTCATGTCAACAGAAATAATGGAACAAATAAATAAAATATTGGAAAATGGACTGTCTGAAAGGCACAGTTATTTTCAACTTAAATATTTTGTTATTGGAAAAGAACCTACTTTACAAGGCAAAATGTGGCAATGCATAAGAGAGCTTGGAAGCAGAAAGGACTCTTTAGATGCCGTTGAAATAGAAAATTATGAATTAAATGATAAAAAAGAATTAATAGATATACAAATAGAAAAAAACAATCTGATTCTAAAAAACATGGAATCTTCCCCTGAGGGAGATCTGAATGCAAGAGAGTGTAGGGTTGTTGCTAGACAATTAGAAAGACAAAGACAAAAGACGGAGAATGCATTAGTTGATTTAAACAAAAAACACAACTACATATTGGAAGAAGCAAATTTCTTTTTAGAAACATTCAAAAACCTAGAGGAAATAGAGCCTTTAAAAGATTTTGACGATTTACCCTCTCAACAACACTATTGGGATGAAAAGCTTTCAAATGAACTAAACCTTAAGCTTCTATTGCAACGTGCCCCTGATGTTGAATTGGTTAAAACTATTATGGCGCTTAATAACAATTCTCCAACAAAACAACAAACAATTAAGATGTTGGAAAATATTCAACAACAAGCTTTGGTTCAAATTAAACAAACCAAAATAGAGGACAATAAAAATGGCTGATCAAGTTTCTTCTTTCACCAGTGGATATAAAACAGGAGATTTGTCTTTATTTCCCATTGTAAAAGACGACAAAGATATATTATATGAAGCTAAAAACAATGGAGAAGCAAAAGTTTCTCAGTCAGTTGTTTATACCGCTAAAAATATAGTGGTAGAAAGCACATCATCTTTCCCCGACACGGGGATAATAAGGATTGGAAACACCAAAGTTGGTGAAGCCGGAAATCATGAATTAATTTATTATGGAAAAAAAACAACAAACACATTCAAAGACACCATAAGAGGTTTTGCTGGTTCCATCAGGGGGCAATGGCCGAAGGGTTCCAATGTTACAAGCGCAGTAATGGCTTCGCACCATAATTCTATAAAAGATGCAATAATTAATATAGAAACTGATTTAGGAATAAAGAGCACCCCCAACGATGATATATCACCAGTGGGAATTGGGGCGTCTTTAAACCAAATACTTAAAAAACAAGAAGAAAGATTTCTTGGTCCCAAACCATCATTTAGAGCCTATCCCGTTGTTGGTGCACCTCCTTTGAAAGTTACATTTGCTAATTTTTCAGGAGGCCCTCCCATTAGATACTTGTGGGAATTTGGGGATGGATCTAGTTCCACCGATGAGGTCCCAGTTCACACTTATACTGCTGAAGGGAATTATTCTGTCAAATTAAACATTATGACATCATTAGGCGAACAAGCCGTTACAACTAAAAACAACTACATTTCTGTAGACAAAGATGAAACGGAGGCTTTTTTCTATTCGAGTGCACTAGTTGGAGTTTCACAAGAAACAGCTACTTTGAATTCCACTACAGCAACGGAATTTACATTTGTAGATCAAACAGATGGAGACATCACCGAAAGACACTGGGTTTTTGATGACGCAATGCAAGAAAGTGTTTATGATCCTAATAAACATGCCGTCAAACACACGTATGCTTCGCCAGGCACATATGATGTTAACATAATCATTATATTTTCTAGTGGAAAATTAAAACGTATTTTTTTAGAGGATTCAATCCTTGTATCTTAATTGGTGAAAATAAATGACAATACCTAGTTCTAGCAATTACCCGGGCACACTTGATAATGACGCAAATTTATATGAAGTGCATGATTCTGCGAGGGTGAAGCTCTCAGAAGATTATAAACCTGGGGACAAGAGCATAACCGTTACAAACGATAGTTTGGCTCTTGCTAATTTTCCCGCCAGTGGTTTGATCACTTTGACAGAACAATGTAGCGAACCAGACAAAAGAGCCATATCGTTTTTTTATAGTTCTAAAGTAGACAATGTTTTTTCTGGCTTAGATATATTGCCTGGATTCAAAGATGTTATTAAATCTAAAAAAATAACAAACGTCACCCAAAATGTAATGGCATCCCACCACAATCAAATAAAAGATGCAGTTATTGCAATAGAAAAATTTGTTGGGATAAAAGGCACCATTGATAAGAAGCCTTTAGGGGAAACCATGGAAGGGCGAATTAATTTCCTCAGGTCATTGGTTCTAAAACCGAGGGTGTGGTTCACAGCCGACAGAACAACAGGAATAGTTCCTTTTACCGTGGAATTTAATGAACTTAGTTTTCAACTCGGAACAGATGGAACCACAGGTGATATACATTACACATGGGACTTTGGAGATCAAACAAATTTATCATTAGTTTCTACCATCTCGGTTGCTGATGAAGTGCCCGGAGACGAAGTCAATGTAATTGTAGAAGATGCTAACGGGGGGAAGATTAAGAAGACTTATCATGTGCCAGGAAGGTATGATGTCTCCCTGACTGTTAAAAATGACATAAGTGAAGAGGTTTTAGAGTTTCCCGCATATATCTATGCCCGAATTGAGGCTCCTGACGAAGCAATTATAAACTTAGTTAAAAGAACAGGCCAATTAAAATTATCCGCTGACAGATACGACGAAAACGGCAATCTGATTCAAGGAACGGACCCTGTAGTGCCTCCTGACTTCACAACAACATTCCCACCTATTCTAAAAACCAAAGTTGGCACCATTATAGACCTTCAAATTGAGGCTGGGACAAATAGTTCGACAGGCAAATCCTATTCGGGAGAAACCCTTGACGGAAATAATGATCCTCTTGATCCCGTAACGTCTTACACATGGTCTTTAAGTGATGATTTAACACATTCTAACAACAGAACTGCACGAGCAGCGTATAGCATCGGAGGGTTATATGATGTAACAGTTCGAACAGACACAGATTTGAATTCTTATAGAATAACACAATACCCTAATGTTATTGACGTAGTAGAGGATGTAAATTTGTGGCTTTGGAATTATTCTGCTGGTTCTTCGACTGATGTAAGATCTTATGAATTCGGTCTTTTATCAGAAACATTTAAAACAGAGCCTGCTCCCATAAAAACTCTAAATATAGATAGTTCTTTTTTAGTAAACGTTGAGGGAGTGCACGAAGTTGCCAACTCGGATCAATTGGTGCGAGAATTTGATCGAAATAATGGAATGGCACAAAGAACAACAGCCACATCTGGCAATGGTGGAGATGCAATTCTTTATTGGGCCACTGGAAGGGCACCGACTGACGCTAACACGGTAGAAGACATTGATTTTTTAACATATAATGCATTTCAAGGAACTTACTGTATAGCGGCAAACTGTCCTTCTTCTCTGCCAAGACAGTGGAATTGGATTGGCCTAAATGCTCTCGAAGATATTTATTTCTTCTTAGGCGTGGCCGACTCTTCCAGTTGGGAGTCTTTAACGAATCAAGAACTTGTTAAAAAAAATCTAACAACTTTGAATTCGTCATCATCCACATTCGCAGATTCAAATTACAAGAACTCCGCAGAGGAATTAAAAAATAATGTAGCAACATTTGATAATGGCGGATTTACAAACCATGGGCATTTTAGTGCATATAGAACAGCTTATAAAAACAATACAGGATACATAATCAGAAATGATGGAGTTGGCGCTACATTCCGATTAAAAAGTTTCTACCGAACAGAAGGAGTGACAAGTGATCCTGTGCAACTGATTAGGAAATTAACGGACATGCCAGGAACTGTAAAGTATGAAGGCCAATTGGTTCCTCTTAAATCTGGACTATATTTCTTTGATAATTCTAGTGCAATATCTGTTTATAATGATGTATCAGATGTTTGGGAGACTGGGCAATCTGTGGCCACTTCTTTTGTGTCCTTACAAGATACAGGCGTTACGGGATTTGGCGATACCACCAATACTCTTCTGGCAGCATCAGATGGAGATAGAAAGGCATATTTGAGCTTCGATTACAGTTCAAAAGCATTCGTCTCATTTAACGAAACAGATTTAACATTTAAGTCTTTAGGAGTCAGACCAACAGGGACACAGTGGCAAATGGGAATTTATTAATTAAAGTCAAGTAATAAATAAATTAAACAAAATAAGATAGGAAGTTAAATTGACTATAGGCTACCCACCAAATCCAGTTTATCCTTTTGCAATTGACAATGATTTCACATTGTTTCTTGTTTACAATACAACGGAAGCAAAGTTAGTCGCTGACAATCCAGCTTGGTCTGAAGATATAGAGATTAAACCTGTTGAATCCGGCGAAACAGAGGTTTGGCCGGATAATGGATTTGCAAATATTGAAGGAGAACTTTTATATTATGATTCTGTTGAGACAGACTCAAATGGTAAAATATATAAATTAAAAAGATGCGCTAGAAACTTAGGTGGCAAAAAAACACATTTCGTACCAGCAGGAAAATATGTAAGAGGATTTGTTGTTGCGGAACATCACAATCAATTAGTAGATGCAATATTAAAGGTGGAAGAATTTGTTGGATTTCAATTTAATACTGACATCGAAACAGTTGATTGGAGGATAAGAAATTTAGAAGCACTTCCTGTTGTATTTGATGATCATTTGTGCCCAGACATAACTTTTACTTTTAGCATACAATCTGGCAATGAGGAAACAGGATACACGGCAGAGTTCTTGGTTGAAATACTAGGAACGTTTCAAGAATATAAATTGGATTTTGGAGATGGAACATTCACGTCAACTGAACTTGAGGGAACACATTTTTATGCAACAAATAGATTAGCAAACCCTGTTCTTATTGTAAAAAATGGTAAATGCGAAACAATACAATCTCCGGGCAATTATGAAGAACCGCCACCAGATGAAGAGTTCATAATACCAATACCCAACATTCCGCCAATACCATCTTTAAATGTTCCGTCAATATGTGACGATATAACCATAGAAACAAGAATACCTCCTATAGTTTTTCCTTGTTTGGATATCGGCCCAATTGATTTATCGGTCATTAGTATAGATATCGATTTAGATATCCCTCAGCTATCACCATTCAGTCTCACTGGGCCTACCTTCACTCCGATCAGTATTACTGGTCCTAAGTTTGCTCCAATTAGCATTATTGGGCCTACGTTCACTCCAATTAGCATTACTGGGGCACCTACGTTCACTCCAATTAGCATTACTGGGCCTACGTTCACTCCAATTAGCATTACTGGGGCACCTAGTTTCTCACCAATTGGTTTTGGGCCTGCCCCTAGTTTCTCACCAATTGGTTTTGGGCCTGCCCCTAGTTTCTCACCAATTGGTTTTGGGCCTGCCCCTAGTTTCTCACCAATTGGTTTT